TATTCCGTAATCGGTAAGAAAGGAATCAGAAGGGCAACCATAATCAAAGATTATGTAAATACTATTACAACAAGACAGGATAGGACACCCGCACAGGTCATTGATCTTGGTGGTGGAAAATACAGATATTTAACAGAACTGGAATGTTGGCGGTTGATGGGGTATTCGGATGATGATTTTTATGCAGCAGAAGCAACTTGCAGAGTTGAACCGGGAAAAATGAACAGAACCTTATATCATCAGGCGGGTAATTCAATACCCGTACCTATATTTGAAAGTATGTTCAGTGCAATGCTGAACAGTGGGATTATAAGAAAGGAAGGTATCAATTAGTGAAAGGTGGAAGAAATCAGGAAGGATATGCAGACCCAACGGCAACTATTGCTGTTGGTAGAGTGGCAAAGGAAGAACGTGAACAGGTTGAATGTGAAGCAGCAGACAAACGTGCCTATGATCTGATTAAGGTTTTGAAGTACATCATCAAAGGTGCGGGGTTTGAACTGACTGAACGTGTTCAGGTAAAAGATACCAAGACAGGAAGGGTTTACAGATGAATGAAATATTTACAGGTACATTTGATAGGTGGACATGGTTTCCACAAATGAAACCTTGGGAACTGGAAGTAATGAGTTCCAACAAAAAGGTTCAGAGAATGAAAGACAGGCAAGATAGAAAGGTGAGGTTAAGAAATTATGGAAAATAAGATTTTGGAATTATTGGAACAGAAAGGCAGTGTATCAATGAATGATGATATTTTCCCGTTGGTGGAAAAAGAATTTGAAGGTCAGGTGATTGGTGCAGAACTTTATGAACTTGCACACCAATACATATCACAGTTGTTGTATGGGGTGCATACTGCCGGGGTTGCCGTGATTGCTGTTCCTAAGTTTGCAGCGGGTCAGCAGTTCGGTCAGATGGTTGTTGCTGATGTGATTTATACAAAGGTGAATGATACACCGTATGATTTTATGCAGTAGTTACGCAATAGTTACGGTTGGTTACGGTTCACGGTTACGGTTGAAACCCTTGTAAATACTGGCGGTTACGGTTGGTTACGGTTAAAAGCAATTTTCTTATTATTTTTATTTATTATATATTCTATACATCATAAAAAGTAAAAATATAGAGTATAAGGCGTGAACCGTAACCGTAACTAACCGTAACCAGTAGGAAATTCAAGGCTTTCAGGGTGTTTTTAGTGTGATTTTATCCGTAACCGCAAGTGTAACCGTAACAGGAAAGGACAGGTGAAAGAATGAAAACATTATCCGCAAGGGAATATTTAGGACAGTTACAGGAACTTGATACTAATATCAATCAGGACTTAGAACGCCTTAATGATATGAAAATCAATGCTTGCAGTACCGGGGCAATAGATTATTCTGCTGAAAGAGTGCAGACAAGTCCGTCAGGTGACAGTTTATGCAAGGCAGTCACAAATTATGTTGCTTTCAATGATGAAATCAATGCAGAGATTGACCGCTTTTCAGATGCCAAGGAACAGATCATCAAGCAGATTAGAGGTCTACACAATGCAAGGTATTCACAGGTGTTGTTCAAGGTGTATGTGCAGTTTAAGAGTTTGAAAGTTGCATCCGGTGAAATGGGTATGTCATATCAGTATGTCAGGAATCTTCACAAAAAGGCACTTACAAGGTTTGAAGAAACTTATGATGATCTGCATTACTTAACTTAATGTATATTTACTGTCACATGAAACAACAAAAAGAGCGTTTTACGATAGATTTTGTTGTTTCAAGTATATTGTGTATTCTTGAATCTAATGATAGGATGTATCTTGACAAGATGGGAATTGTGAAGAAGCGGTTGTTTTTTCACAATTCTTTTTTGTTTATGCCGATATTTGCACCCCTGAAACATTACATTTCAGGGATTTTTTATTGCAAAAATACATGAAAGGGGTGTTGTTTGATGGCAAAAACGGCAAAATTAACTGAAAAACAGCAGCGTTTTGTTGAAGAATACCTGATTGACCTGAACGCAACACAAGCAGCCATTCGTGCGGGTTATTCGGCAAAAACAGCAGATCAGCAAGGTTCAAGGATGTTGGCAAATGTCAAGGTTCAACAGGCAATTAGTGTTGCAATGGCAGAACGCAGCAAAAGAACAGGAATCAATCAGGACAGGGTTGTTTTAGAACTTGCCCGCATTGCTTTTGTGAAGATGACAGACCTTGTTGATAGTCACGGAAGAATCAAAGACAATGCAACTGATGATGACCTTGCCTGTATTGAATCCGTGAAATATAAACAGTCTGAATCAGAAACCGGGTCAAGCGTTGAAAGGGAAGTGAAGATTTCACCAAAGCTGAAAGCACTTGAATTACTTGGTAAGCATTTGGGTATGTGGAATGACAAGATTGATGTGAATATCACACAGCCTATTGTTATCACTGGTGAAGATGCCCTTGAAGATTAGGCGGTGATCGTCTATGGTCAAGAACAGAATATCTTCACAATATGTTTTTGGGTATCAGAAGTTTATCCTGTACCCGGAAGATTACAAGGCTACAAAGTCCGGCAAGAAGAAAGTGCTGCTGCCTGAACTGGTTGGTAAGGGTTACGGTACTTTTTGGCGTTGGAAAGGTAGATATAGGGTATGCAAGGGCAGTCGTGCATCCAAGAAATCAAAAACAACTGCCCTTTGGTACATCACCAATATGATGAAGTACCCACAGGCAAATACCCTTGTGGTCAGAAAGACTTTCAGAACCCTGAAAGATTCCTGTTTCACAGAATTGAAGTGGGCGATTCATCGCCTTGGCGTTGATGCCTTTTGGGAAATCAAAGAATCACCACTTGAAATGACCTATAAACCGACAGGTCAAAAGATTTATTTCAGGGGACTGGATGACCCCCTGAAAGTAACATCAATAACCGTTGATATTGGCTGTTTGTGTTGGATGTGGATTGAAGAAGCGTATGAAATCAGTTCAGAAGATGATTTCAATATGCTTGATGAATCAATCCGTGGTGCTGTTCCTGATGGTTCAGGACTGTTCAAGCAAATAACCCTTACACTGAACCCGTGGAATGAACACCACTGGATAAAGAAGCGGTTTTTTGATACCCCTGATGATGAAACCCTTGCAATGACCACCAATTACAAGTGCAATGAATGGTTGGATAAGGCAGACTTGAAAGTCTTTGAAACCATGAAGAAGCAGAACCCAAGGCGTTACAAAGTGGCGGGTCTTGGTGATTGGGGTATTGTAGACGGTCTTGTCTATGAAAATTGGGAAGAAAAGGCATTCAGTGTTGATGAAGTCAAGAAGATTGCCGGGGTCAAGTCTGTATTCGGTCTTGACTTTGGTTATACAAATGACCCGTCAGCACTGTTTTGTGGTCTGATAGATCAGTCAAGCAAGACCATTTGGGTCTTTGATGAAATGTATCAGCCGGGCATGAGTAATGAAGCCATTGCCGAACAGGTTCAGCGGATGGGATATGTGAAAGAGAAGATCACAGCCGATTCAGCAGAACCAAAGAGCATTGACCGCTTGCGTGAACTGGGTCTGAAAGGAATCAGGAAAGCAAGGAAGGGCAAGGACAGCATCAACAACGGCATTGACTTCATTCAGGACTATCACATTATCATTCACCCAAGATGCGTGAATTTCATCACAGAGATCAGCAACTATCAATGGGACAAGGATGCCAAGACAGGCAAGAAACTGAACCGTCCTATTGATGATTTCAACCACCTGATGGATGCAATGCGTTATGCGATTGAACAGATGGCAAAAGGTGATGCCTTTAGTTTTGATTAAGCAATTACCGGGTAGAATACACGGCATCGGCAACCGTTCTTTTTGGACGGTAGGAAACGGTTGTCAAATGCTTACTCCGGGGCGGTTGCAACAGGTGACCGCCTATGATGCCTGTATAACTACTTTTTGAATAAAAGAAACAAATTAGTAACACATACCCTTGGAAACATAGTGTTTTCAGGGGTTTTGATTTTATTATGCAATGAAAGGGGTGAATTGAACCGTGTTCAGTTCCTTTGTGGATGCAATCACATTAAAACTTAGTAATTTCATATTGCAAGGGGCAAAGGCACACATGACCGACTTGGAATTTCTTGAAAAGGAAATTACAGCATGGAAGTGTTCACCCCGTAGAATGATGCAGATAAAAGGATTTTTGTACTATGACGGTGACCATGATGTAATTCACCGCAAGCGTACAATGATCGGTGAAGGTGGGGAACTTGAAGTTGTTGAGAACCTACCAAACAACAGAATTGTTGATAACCAGTATGCAAAGATGGTCAATCAGAAAGCCAATTATCTGTTTGGTAAGCCGTTCACACTAAGCGGTGAAAACACTGCATACATTGAACTGCTGAAAAAGATATTTGACAAGAAGTTCATGCGAACATTGAAAAGTGCGGGCAAAGCTGCATATAACGGCGGTATTGCTTGGCTATATCCATACTACAATGAACGGGGTGAATTTGCTTTCAGGCTTTTCCCCGCTTATGAGATTTTGCCATTTTGGAAAGATTCTGAACATACTGAACTTGATTTCTTCATCCGGCATTATGTGACGGTTGCCTATGACGGCAATCAAAGGAAGTTCATTGAAAAGGTTGAATTGTATGATCTGAATGGTGTTCACCTGTTCATTCTTGATGGCGGGAAACTGATTCCTGACATTGTGAACAATGAAACCGCAGACTTCCCACACGTTACAATGACGGATGCTGCCGGAAATGTTCAAGTGTTCAACTGGCAGCGTGTTCCCCTGATTCCATTGAAAGCCAATGAACAGGAAACACCGCTGATTAAGAAAGTCAAGTCATTACAGGATGGCATCAATGTGATGCTGTCTGACTTTGAAAATAATATGCAAGAAGATGCCCGGAACACCATTTTGGTATTGAAGAACTATGACGGTACTAATTTAGGTGAGTTTAGGAAGAACCTTGCAACCTATGGTGCAGTAAAGGTCAGATATGACGGTGACACCAAGGGCGGGGTTGAAACCCTTGAAATCACAGTCAATGCAGAGAATTACAAGACCATTGTGGAAATCTTCAAGAAAGCCTTGATTGAGAACGCAATGGGTTATGATGCCAAGGATGACAGACTTTCCGGCAATCCTAATCAGATGAACATTCAGTCAATGTACTCTGACATTGATACAGATGCCAATGATACGGAATCAGAAGCACAGGCAACAATGGATGATGTACTTTGGTTTGTCAACTGCCACCTTGCCAATACGGGACAGGGTGATTTTGAAGGTGAAGAAGATGGGGTTGATGTGGTATTCAACCGTGATATGCTGATGAATGAATCAGATATTATTGATAACTGTCAGAAGTCACAGGGAATCATTTCTGATGAAACAATCATCAGTATGCACCCTTGGGTAGATGACCCGCAACTTGAAATGGAACGCCTGAAAAAGCAGAAGGAAGAAGCACAGAAAGAAATGCTTGCACAGTATGACCCATTTGGTACACAGAACCAAAACGGTGACGGTGCAGATGATGACCCTGACAATAAAGGTGACCCGTCACAGGGAAGTCAGGGCGGTGAAGTAGATGAATAACGGTGAATACTGGCAGAAGCGTTTTGAACTGCTTGAACAGGCAGCACACCAACAGGGGGTTCAGTGTTATGCGGATATTGAAAAACAGTACCGACAGGCACAGAAGCAACTTGAAGGTCAGATTGCTGCATGGTATCAGCGTTTTGCATCTAACAATGGGGTGACCCTTGCAGAAGCAAAGCGGATGTTGAACGCAAAGGAACTTGCTGAACTGAAATGGGATGTGAACCAGTACATTCAGTACGGTCAGGAAAATGCGATCAACGGTACTTGGGTCAAGCAGCTTGAAAACGCATCTGCAAGATTCCATATCAGCAGACTTGAAGCCTTGAAGTTGCAGACCCAACAGAGCATTGAAGTCATGTTTGGAAACCAACTTGACAGCATTGACAGTACAATGCGGAATGTTTACAAGTCCGGCTATTATCACACAGCCTATGAAATTCAGAAGGGTGTGGGTGTTGGTTGGGACTTTTCCGCACTAGATGACAAGCAGATCAGTAAGGTCATAAATAAGCCTTGGGCGGTTGACGGCAAGAATTTCAGTGAAAGGATATGGGGCAACCGTCAGAAGTTGGTCAATGAACTGAACAACACCCTGACACAGAACATCATCTTGGGAAAAGACCCACAGAAAGCCATTGATGAAATTGCCCGGAAGATGAACACTTCCAAAACCAACGCCGGGCGGTTGGTGATGACAGAAGAAGCCTTTTTCAGTTCCGCAGCACAAAAGGACTGCTTCACTGAACTGGATGTTGAACAGTTTGAAATTGTGGCAACACTGGATTCCCATACTTCGGATATATGCCGGGGTATGGATGGCAAGCACTTCCCTATGTCTGAATGGAAGGTTGGTGTGACTGCACCGCCGTTTCATGTTCATTGCCGTTCAACCACAGTACCATATTTTGATGATGAATTTGATGCTGTTGGTGAACGTGCTGCACGGGATGAAGAAACAGGCAAGACCTACTTTGTACCGGGCAATATGACCTATAAGGAATGGGAAAAGGCATTTGTCAATGGTGATAAGTCAGGCTTGCAAGCAGTCAACAGTGATGATACAATCAAAGAAAAAGAACCAAGTGAAGCATTTCAACAGATTCAGAAAGCGTGTGAAGCGGACAAGGTTGAACACAGACCTGTTCAGAAACTTTCACAGCCGTTGTCATCTGATGAAATCATTGAAAGGCTTGCGGGTGGAGATATGACCAAGGGTTCATGTTCTTCACTGGCTTTTGCATACATTGGAAACAGGAACGGACTTGATGTTCTTGATTTCAGGGGTGGCAGTAGTCAGTATGTATTTTCTATGAACAGTAACATTAAGAAAATACTGGAATTACCGGGTGTGAATGGTTCAATCACAATGGTCAAGAAAGAGATTTCAGGAACAATGGAAGTCCTGAATAACCTTGTCTTGAATAAAGAATACTATCTTGCAACTGGTAAACACGCAGCCATTGTTAGACGGGTTGACAGCGGTGTTGAATACTTGGAACTTCAATCAAAATTTCAGAACGGGTGGATGCCATTTGACCGTTATGGTTCAATGGCTGCAACACTGAATAAGCGTTTTGGATGTAGGAAAACAGTTGATAAGCAATTCGGCAAGGTTTGGGAAAAATCGGTTGTTCTTATGGATGTTGAATCATTCAATGAAAATACTGAATTTGAACAAATTCTTGGGTATATAAATACCGCAGTAGAAAGTCAGAAGAAAGGGGTGACGGGTGATGTCAAGTAACTGGTACAAAAACAATGAAACAGATCAGATTTGGTGGAAAGATACACCTGATTCAGTCGGTGAATGGCTGTTCAGTTTTGACAAAAAGCAAGTGTTCAATATGTTTGCTGATTATCCGCACAACCTAACACCTGAACAGAAAAAAATATTTGATGAAGAAAATCCTGAATGGTGTGAGTTCTTCAAAGATAGAGTATAGAAAGCACGGTCAAATAACCGTGCTTTTTTCATACCTTAACAAGTTATCAATAGACCTGTAATAATTGCTATATGGCTGTTATATGAGGTCAGAAAGGGGGATAAAAGGCACATGAAAACATACACAATGAGAAAGGCATGGTGATCCTGATTATCTCCCGGCTACTGGGTCAAGTAGCACATAGAAAAGGCATCCGGCAACGGGTGTCTTTTTTCTTGCGGGTTGTCAAGCGTAAACCGAACAAAACCAATCAATCATGTGGGAGTAACCCCGTATAAAAACGTATTTGAAAGGATGGTATAGAAATGACAAGAAAACAGTTAGAGGATTTAGGACTTACTAAGGAACAGGCTGATTCAGTAATGAAAATCAATGGTGATGACATTGAGAACGCAAAGGGTACTGCTTCAACAGAGATCAAGAACTTGCAGACAGAGGTTGAAGGACTGAAAACACAGGTTGGTGACCGTGACAAGCAGTTAGAAACCCTGAAAGCATCTGCCGGTGACAACGCTGATCTGAAAAAGCAGATTGAGGACTTACAGACTGAAAATGCCACTGCCAAGGCAACCCATGAATCTGAACTGAACCAGTTGAAAATTGATTTTGCTGTTGAAAAAGCACTGACGGGTGCAAAGGCAAAGAACATCAAAGCGGTCAAAGCCTTACTTGAACTTGGAGAAGCCAAACTTGACAAGGACGGAAATGTCAAGGGACTGGATGAACAGATCGAGAAGTTAAGAAGTGGTGATGACACCAAGTTCCTGTTTGAAGCACAGAAGCAGCAGAAACAGCAGCAGAATTTCAAAGGTTTTCAGCCGGGAGCATCAGGGGAACAGAAACCGGGTGAGGGTGAAAAGGTCGATTTCTCAAAAATGAGTTATGACGAACTTACCGCTTACATGGAAGCAAACCCGGATGCACAGATTTAATTTGATGAAAGGAAGGTAATTGAAACATGGCAAAATTTGATGCTAAAAGTTTTAATGAAAAGGCGTTCGGTAAGTACATGAGTGCTATTCCGAACGTGAAACTGAACAAGTTACGTGAATCCCGTGCAATCGTTGGTGATGCACGACTTCGTAACACATTTGTGAATAACTCACAGACTGGCACTGTTTACGCAGTGTTACCGTTCTTTGGTCTGCTTTCCGGCACACCACAGAACTATGACGGTGTTGACAATGTTACACCTGATAGAACTGACACCTTTGAACAGGGTGTATTCACTTATGGCAGAATGAACGGTTGGACAGAAGCAGATTTCAGTTATGATATAACTGGTGGTACTGACTTCATGGCAAACGTAAGAAGTCAGATCAATGACTACTGGAACAGTGTAGATCAGGATGTTATCCTTGCAATCTTAAAGGGTGTGTTTGGAATGAAAGATACTGGAACTGGTGACATTAAGAAGTCCAATGCAGCGTTTGTTGAAGCACATACTTATGATATTGCACAGGCAGGTGCTGAACACACCGATGACACCATGAAGATGGATGCAACCACCCTAAACAGTGCCATTCAGAAGGCTTGCGGTGACAACAAGCAGAAGTTCAAGTTAGTTTACTGTCACAGTGCAGTTGCTACTAACCTTGAAAACCTGAAACTGCTTGCATACTTAAAGTATACAGATGCACAGGGTATTGAACGTGATCTTGAAATGGGTACTTGGAACGGCAGACTGGTCATCATTGATGATTCTTTACCTACTAAGGTTGTTGAAGCTGTTGCAGAGGACACAGGCAAGGGAATCAAGGCACAGGATGCTTATACAGAGTACACAACTTATATCCTTGGTGAAGGTGCCATTGGATTTGAAGATGTGGGTGCAAAAGTGCCTTATGAAATGGTGCGTGATGCTAAGACAAGGGGCGGTGAGGACACACTTATTTCCCGTAAACGTCACGCTGTTTCTGTTTCAGGTGTTTCTTATCTCAAGGCAGATCAGAAAACCAATTCACCAACTAACACAGAGTTAGGGAACGGCAAGAACTGGTCACTGGTTGCATCTGATACCAAGACCATTGAACACAAGGCAGTACCTATTGCCCGTATCATTTCCCGTGGATAAGTTCTGATCTGAAAGGGTGGTTGCAATGTTTGATACTGATACAGTGAAAAAACGGTTGAAATCATTCGGTTATGAGGTCAAGGCAGATGATGAATTTGCCTTGACCTTTTGCGTTGAGAAAGTACGCAGCACAATCAAGAATGAAATCAACTGGAATGATGTGCCGGAAGGACTGGAACATATTGCCGTTGATATGGCGGTGGGTGAATTTCTTCTTTCCAAGAAAACCTTTGCACCTGATGACCTTACCGGGTTTGATTTAGAATATGCTGTCAAGCAGATTCAGACGGGGGACACCAACACGGTTTTTGCAACTGGTGAAGGTTCAATGACCCCTGAACAAAGACTGACTTCTTTCATCAATTACCTTTTATCCTATGGAAAGGCTGAATTTAATTCATTCAGGCGTATCAGATGGTAAAGCAGATTCAGGCAGCACAAAAAGCTGCAAGGAAAGCCATTGAAGCAACCTATTTTGGTACTTTGACGGTGACAGAACTGCAAAAGGTAAAAAATGAGAAGTCAAAACTTATGGAAGAATCAGAGGTTGTAGTCTTACAAGACCAACCGTGCAGATTATCTTTTGAAAAACTGCAAACAGCAATTCAGTCAGAATCAGCAGCAACGATCACGCAAAGCACAAAGTTGTTTGTTTCCCCGGATGTAACCATCAAAGCGGGGTCAAAACTGACAGTAACACAGGACAATGTGACCACGGACTACACCCGCAGCGGTGTCCCTTCCACATACCCAACGCATCAGGAAATTACACTTGAACTGTTCAAGGAATATGCGTAAATGGGTAGAATGGGAAGATTTGACTGCAAAGGTCTGAAAGACTTTCAGCAGCAGTTGGGAAAGTTGCAAAATCCTGATGACTTTGTGGAATCGTGTGCAAAAGAACTTGCTGCCCGGTTGCTTCGCATGGTGGTCAAAAGAACACCTGTCGGACAGTATCCGGCAAGTTCAGGAAAAAAGGGCGGTACATTAAGGCGTGGTTGGACTGGTGAAAAACGTGCATCAGCACAAGGGTATGTAGACAGCCTGACGGTGAATCATTTTGGTGACACTTATGTCATTGAAATTGTGAACCCGGTTGAATACGCATCCTATGTTGAGTACGGACACAGGACAGCCAATCATTCAGGATGGGTCAAAGGTCAGTTTATGATGACCATATCTGAACAGGAATTACAGAAAATTGCCCCAAAGGTGCTTGAAAACAAAATCAAGAAATATTTAGGGGGACTTGGTAAATGATAAATTCAATAGTTGAAGCAATCAGTTGTTCCCTGAACAAAGAATTTGGGGATGATTATGAAATCCACAATGAAGAAATTAAGCAAGGTTTGAAAGAGCCTTGTTTTTTTATTGCTTGCTTGAACCCAAACAACAACCTTTTCCTTGGTAAACGGTATGAACGTACCAATCAGTTCTGCATCCAGTATTTCCCACAGTCTGCAAAGAAGCAGCGGGAATGTGCTGATGTGGCTGAAAGAATGTATGACTGTTTGGAGTATGTCACAACAGACGGTGATACCAAGCCAATCAGGGGTTCAAAAATGAATCATCAGGTGGTTGACGGTGTTCTGAATTTTTTTGTCAATTATGACTTTTTCACGGTCAAGACGGAAGATCAGACACCAATGGAAACTATGACGGCAAGCACGGATGTGAAGGAAGGTGGTTGATTATGGCAGCAAAAAAGACAACAACGGGAACTGCTGCAAGGTCTGAACAGACTGAACCAATGTTCAGCAAGGAACAGATTCTTGCATCTGCCCGTTTTGCAAACAGAAGGGACTTGGTGGATGCCCTTCTTGATGAAGATAAAAGTTACACCATGAAAACCGTTGACAATTTAGTTGAAAAATACATGAAAGGACAGGTGAAATAGTATGGCTTTAGGTGGTGGTACATTTACCTCACAAAACAAAGAACTTCCCGGTGCTTATATCAACTTTGTATCGGCTGCATCCGCATCTGCTGCACTGTCTGATAGAGGTATTGCAACAATGCCCCTTGAACTTGACTGGGGTATTGAAGGGGAAGTTTTTGAAGTGACCAATGAAGATTTTCAGAAGAACAGCCTGAAACTTTTTGGTTATGCCTTTGACAGTCCTAAGATGCTTGGTCTTAATGATCTGTTCATGGGTGCAAAGACCTTATATGCATACCGTCTGAACGGCGGTGGTGATAAGGCAGCGAACACATACGCAACTGCAAAGTATTGTGGTGTTCGTGGTAACGATTTGAAGATCGTGATTCAGAAAAATGCGGATGATGCAAGCAAGTATGATGTTACAACCTACTTCGGTACGGTTAAGGTTGACACACAGACAGTTGCCAAGGCTGCTGATCTTGTGGCAAACGATTATGTAACATTCAAGGCTGCTGATCTTGCTATTACAGCCGGAACACCTTTAACTGGTGGTACAAACGGCACGGTTGACGGCACAGCACATCAGGCTTACTTAGATAAAATCGAATCATATACCTACAACACCATGGGGGTTGTGGTTACTGATGATGTTACCAAGAAGTTATATGTGGCTTTCAACAAGCGTTTGCGTGATGAACTGGGTATCAAGTTCCAGTTGGTTATTTATAACCTGTCTGCTGATTATATGGGTGTTATCAGTGTGAAGAACAAGGTAACAGATACAGGATGGTCAGAAGCAGCACTTGTGTACTGGGTAACTGGTGCAGAAAGCGGTTGTGCGGTCAATAAGTCTTGTCAGAACAAGAAATATGACGGCGGTTTCACCGTTGATACCAATTACACACAGAATGAGTTGAAAGCAGCAATCAAGGCGGGTGAGTTCACTTTCCATAAGGTCAACGGCGTTGTCCGTGTGCTTGAAGATATTAACTCTATGGTGACCACTTCGGACACTTGCGGGGATGTATTCAAGGACAATCAGACGATCAGAGTTATTGACCAGTTGGGAAATGATGATGCAGTTCTTTTCAACACTAAGTATCTTGGTGTTGTTCCAAACAATGCATCAGGCAGAACTTCCCTTTGGTCTGACTTGGTGAAAATCCGTACACAGTTACAGGAACTTGGTGCTATTGAAGGGTTCACTGATTCTGATGTTACGGTTGCACAGGGCGATTCCAAAAAGGCGGTTGTGATTACATCAGCAATCACCGTTGTGAACGCTATGGGTAAACTCTATGAAACGGTTACGGTTGCGTAAGAAAGGGGTGAAATAAAATGCCGAAGGTAACAATGAAAGCAAGGGACACTATTGCAGCAAAACTTGCTGAATGTTTTATCACAATCGGAAGTAGAAGATACAACTTCATGCAGATGATTGATATGGAAGCAAAGGTTGAGAAAACCAAGACTACTGTTCCCCGCCTTGGTGCAATCATGGCGGGTCATAAGTCATGTGGTATGGAAGGTACTTTTTCCGGCACGGCACACTATAACCAGTCAGTTCTTCGTCAGGCATTGCTTGACTATAAGAACACTGGTGAGGATGTGTATTTTGAAATGCAGATCACCAATGATGACCCAACCAGTGATGCGGGCAGACAGACGATCATTTTCTATGACTGCAACACTGACGGCGGTGTGTTAGCAAAATTTGATGCTGACGGGGAATACCTTGATGAAGAGATTGAAGGAACATTTGAGGACTTCTCAATGCCTGAATCTTTTGCAAACCTCACGGGTTTTCTTACTAACTAAGTAACAGAACCCCTTGTGTGGCTTTTATATAAGGTCATATAAGGGGTTTTTTCTATTCTTTGATAAACAGAAGGGAGAACAACAAAATGTCAAAATTCAGTCGATTTATGAAAGCGAACAAAATCGCAAAGCCAAATGAAAAATATGCACCTACAACCACATTACAGGATGAAAACGGTAAACCGCTGAAATGGGAGTTCAAACAGATTACTTCCAAGGAAAATGAAGCGTTGCGTGATTCCTGTACCATTGAAGTCCCGGTTAAGGGTAAGCCGAACCTTTACAGACCGAAAGTAAAAACTGCTGAATACCTTGCAAAGATGATTGTGGCATCCACTGTATACCCTGACCTTTACGATAAGGAATTACAGGATTCATACGGTGTTATGACCCCGGAAGAACTTCTTTATGCAATGGTTGACAATGCCGGAGAATATCAGGACTTCACAATGTGGATGCAGAAGTTTCAGGGATTTACCAAGAATCTTGATGACAAGGTGGATGAAGCAAAAAACTAATTGAAGAAGGGGATGGTGAAGCAAATTATGCTTACTATGCCCTTCTAAAACTTCACATTCTTCCATCAGTGTTCTTGGATATGGATGAACAGGAAAAAGCCTTTGTGATTGCTTCAATCGAGTTGAAAGCAGAGCATGACAAGAAGGAAAAGAAAAAGGCAGAAGCAAGGGCAAAGAAAAAACACTAAGAAAGGACGGTGAAACAGGTGTCATCTATTCAGACAGGTATTGAACTTAATGACCAATTCAGCGGAGTGTTGAACAACATCATCAGTTCAGTGAACCTTGCCGTGTCTGCAATGTATGATATGCAGCAGTCAATGAACGCTGACATTGATACAAGCAGCCTTGAAGGGGCAAGGGATGAAATCAATCAGGCAACTGCTGCTATTGAGGCAATGAATCAAGCAGCAAGCCAACAGACCGCACCTAATATTGCACCGCCTGTTGTGGATGGGGGAAACGGTCAGGTTATAAACGTGGATGTAAACCCGGTACTTCCTGACCCTTTGGTTGAAAATCCTGAACCAATCAGACCTGAAATTCAGCCAAACGCACCGCCTGACCCTGAACCCGTAGAAATCCCGGTCACATGGAACACTGACGGGATGGATGTGTTCACAGGAACAGGTGTTGAACGATTTCAGCAAGAAGTTCAGAGTGCAAACGATATGTTGAACACACTGAACACCACACAGGCAAGGATTTCACAGACCGCACAGGGAATGGATATACTGCCGGATGCAGCAGTTCAGGATATGAACACCATGCAACAGCGGTTATCTGCAATTCAACAGCGGATTCAGCAGATTGAGAACAACCCGGTAAATGTTGGGGCAGACAATGCAAATGCAGAACTGGAACAGTTGCGTATGCAGTTGAATCAGGCTATTCAGGAACAAAATTCACTGAATCAGGCAATGCAGAATATGGATGTTTCTGCCGCCAATGATGCCTATTTACGTTTGTCACAGACTGTTGGCAACACAGAAAGGTACATCCGTGACAATGTGGATGAACAGGGGCGTTTCAATCAGGAAATTTCAGCCGGAACACAACAGGCAAATGAACTGACCAATACCATCAAGCGGGCGGTTGCAGCCTATGTCAGTATTCAGACAGTTGGGAAAGCACTGAACATTTCAGACGAACTTGTTCAGACAACATCCCGTTTGAACATGATGAATGACGGGGTTCAGACAACCGCTGAACTTGTCAACATGGTATATGCAGCAGCACAGGATGCAAGGGGTTCATTCAGTCAGATGGCTGATGTTGTTGCCCGTTTCGGTAACAACGCAAAGGATGCGTTCAGCAGTTCAGAAGAAGTTGTTGCTTTTGCTGATCTGATTCAAAAACAGATGACGATTGCCGGGGCAAGCACCCAAGAAGCAGCAAACGCAGAATTGCAGTTATCACAGGCACTTGGTTCAGGTGTCCTTCGTGGTGATGAATTGAACAGTATCTTTGAACAAGCACCTAACCTGATTCAGAACATTGCAGACTATCTTGATGTTCCAATCGGTAAGATCAGGGAAATGGCAGCGGATGGGGAACTTTCCGCTGATGTAGTTAAGGCAGCAATCTTTTCTGCTGCTGATGACATTAACAGCAAATTCAATGAAATGCCTATGACTTGGGGACAGATGTGGCAGTCAATGCAGAACACCGCACTGATTGCATTTCAGCCTGTTCTTCAAAGACTGAACGATTTAGCCAATAGTGAAGCATTTCAGACTTTCATTCAGGGTGCTATTGAAGCAATGGCAACCCTTGCGAATATCCTTCTGAATGTGTTTGATTTGGCGGTGTCAATCGGTACTTTCATAGGTGATAACTGGTCAATCATTGCACCTATCGTATACGGCATTGTGGCAGCACTCACAGCATACATTGCTATTTCTGCAATCGTGGCAGCAATTAACGGTGTCATGGCAATAGCAGAAGGTGTCAAGGCTGCTGCTCAAATGATGGCAACAGGTGCAACATTCGCAGAAACCGCAGCACAGCAAGGTCTTAACGCTGCATTGATGGCTTGTCCTTTAACTTGGATTATCATGCTGATTCTTGCGTTGATCGTGGTTATTTTTGCCGTATGTAATGCGATTGCAAAAATGACAGGTATTGCAAATTCAGGGTTCGGTGTGATTACTGGTGGTGTGAACGTGGTGATTCAGTTCTTCAAGAACTTGGGTCTAACCGTGGCAAACATTGCCTTGGGTATTGGAAACGCCATTGCAGCACTTGCATCCAATATGATGACGGCATTTCACAATGCAATCTGTTCTGTTCAGTCATGGTTTTACAACCTGTTAAGCACAGCACTTTCAGTCATTGAAGGTATTTGTTCAGCACTGAATAAGTTACCGTTTGTTGAATTTGACTATTCAGGCATTTCATCCGCAGCGGATGACTATGCAGCCAAAGCAAGTGAAGCAGCCGGAAACAAAGAAGATTACCAGTCAATCAGTGATGCGTTCAATGAAGGTTTTACAACCTTTGATGCATTTCAGGACGGTTGGGCATCAGATGCGTTCAATGCGGGTGCAGCATGGGGTGACGGTATTGCTGATAAGGTTTCAAACTTTAGTCTGTCGGATGTATTCGGTCAGACAGATATTCCTAATGTTGGTGATTACACATCAGGGTTCAATGATGCAATAGCAAATTCAGGTGTGGGTGATAGCATTGGAAACATTGACGATAACACAGGCAAAATCAAGGATTCTTTGGATGTTACAGAAGAAGATTTGAAGTATTTGCGTGACATTGCGGAACAAGAATCAATTAACAGATTCACAACCGCAGAAGTAACTATCAACCAAACAAACAACAATAATGTTTCATCTGATACTGACCTTGATGGCTTTATCACTGCATTAGATGATGCAATGGGTGAAGCAATAGATGAAGTAACAAATGGGGGTACAGACTAATGGCACAAAGCGGATATGATATGTATTTTGATAAATGCCTTTTTCCTGTCACCCCTGAAAAAATTAGCATCAAAATCAATGGTAATAACAAAACGGTCAACCTGATAAATGAAGGTGAAATCAATATCCTGAAAAAAACCGGGTTGACCGACATTGAATTTGAAGCAGAAATCCCGCAAGTAAAACATCCTTATGCGGTGTATAAGAATGGTTTCAAAGAAGCGGGGTATTTCTTTGATATTTTTGAAGGGTTGAAAACAGGCAAAAAGACATTCCAGTTCATTGTGTGCAGAAAGACCCCGGTGGGGAAAAAACTGCTGAACACGAACATGAAGGTATCTTTGGAAGATTACAAAATTTCAGAGGATGCCAAGAACGGGTTTGACTTCAAAGTCAAGTTCAATCTGAAACAGTACCGGGACTATGGAACAAAGACAGTCAACATCAAAATTGCTGCATCCAAGCCAAAGGCAAGTGCAGAGCCTAAGCGGGAAACTAACAATTCACCCGCCCCGGCAGCAGCACAGACTTATACGGTTGTGCGTGGTGATTGTTTATGGAACATTGCAAAACGGTTTTACGGTAGCGGTGCAAAATACACCGTGATTTACAACGCAAACAGGGGTGTCATTGGTGGCAACCCTAACTTAATTTATCCGGGACAGGTTTTGACCATTCCGGCAGCATAAGAAAGGGGTGTTGTTCAATGTACGTTGAACTACTGGTTGGGAATGAATCAGGAACAAAAGTATATCAACCTGTTGTTCAGGAAGGTATTGAATGGTCAACAGAAAGAAAAAACACCCCCGGCAAACTGGTTTTCAAAGTCCTGTATGACAACATTCTTGATTTTTCAGAAGGTAGTCCAGTCAGGATGAAGGTGGACGGTGACAATGTATTCTTTGGTTTTGTATTCAAGCAGCAAAGAAGTAAGGACAAGATCATTACTGTCACCGCCTACGATCAGTTAAGATATTTGAAAAATAAGGACACTAAGGTTTATGAAAATAAAACTGCATCACAATTTGTAAAAATGATTGCAGATGATTATGCCCTGAACCTTGGTACACTGGATGATACAGGGTATGTCATTGAATCAAGAATTGAAGAAAACAGTGAACTGTTTGAAATGATAACAAATGCTCTTGACCTGACACTGACTAACACCGGGGAAATGTATGTGTTATATGACGATTTTGGAAAACTTACCCTGAAAAGCCTGTCATCTATGTATGTGGGTGTTCCGGGGGCGTACTTAATGATTGATGAAGAAACAGGGCAAGATTTTGAATATACTTCATCTATCGACAGTAATACTTATAACAAAATCAAGTTGACCTATGACAATGAAGATACTAAAAAGCGTGATGTTTATATCACACAGGATTCTTCTAATATCAATAAATGGGGCATTTTGCAGTATTTTGATACCTTACAGAAAGGTGAAAATGGTCAAGCAAAGGCAGATGCCCTTTTGAAACTGTATAACAAGAAAACCCGTAACTTGAAGATCACCAATGCTTTGGGCGACAACAGAGTGCGGGCGGGTTCAATGGTTGTCATTAACCTTGACCTTGGTGATATGAAAGTGAGAAACTGGATGCTTGTTGAAAAGTGCAAGCACACTTACAAGGAAGGTGAACATTGGATGGATTTGACACTTAGAGGGGGTGAGTTTATTGCCTGATGCAAAAGGAATTATCAAGAAAGTACATCAAGCAGCGGTTGAAGCGGTAGAATCAACAAAACCTGTAAATGTATGTTTTGGAAAGGTTATATCTGCATCCCCGTTACAGATAAATGTTGAACAGAAGATGATTCTTACTGAAAAACAACTTGTACTTTCAAGGAATGTAACAGATTTCAAAACTAAGATAACGGCGGGGAATATCAAGAATTATTACTATACCGGGGATGTAAATTCAGGGACAGCACCAGTTTCCCCGTCACACGTTCATGCTGTCGGAACGATTGAAGTCACCGTACACAATGGCTTGGCTGTCGGTGATGGTGTCATTCTAATAAGACAGCAAGAAGGTCAGAAATTCATTGTTGTGGATAGGATAGGCAAATGATTCCTTCAACAGTTGGTTTTCTCGACCAAGATTTTGAAATTGAAACACAGCCAAGCCTAACTTATAAAATGGATTTAGACGGTGATTCAGTCAGGGGTCTTGTGGATGAACAGGATGCCATGAAGCAGATGATTTTCAGAACACTGCAAACAGAACGGTATCAGTACATCATATATCCGTGGTATTACGGCATTGAAACCCTTGACCTATATGGTGAACCTGTCACTTGGGTTTGCCCTGAATTAGAACGCAGAATCAGTGAAGCGTTAGCCATTGATGAAAGAATCACAGGCGTGACCGACTTTGAATTTGACCTGACGGTCAAAGGTGTGGTTCATGCCTATTTTACCGTAAAAACAATTTACGGTGATATTAAAGCAGAGAAGGGGGTGAAGATTTAGAATGTATGAAGATCAGACTTATGACATTATCCTTGAAAGGATGATGAACCGGGTATCTGACAAAATTGACAAAAGACCGTCATCCCCTGTTTACGATCTGCATAGTTCAACAGCCATTGAATTTCAGATTTTATACATTGAGTTGGAATATCTGATAAAAAATTCATACGGTGATACTGCTGCAAGGGAATTTCTGATCTTGCTTGCAAAGGACAGGGGACTTTCACCTGAACCCGCAACCAAGGCAATCTTACAGGGTGAGTTCACACCAACAAACATTGATGTTACTGGAAAGCGTTTCAACATCGGTGAAATAAACTATGTTGTGACTGAACAGATCACACCGGGAACATACAAGGTTCAGTGTGAAACAGAAGGTGTTGTTGGCAATCAGTACCTTGGGGATATGATACCAATGGAATATATTGACGGATTGCAGACGGCAAGCCTGACAAGCGTACTTATTCCCGGTGAAGATGAAGAAGATACAGAAGTTTTCAGACAGCGTTACTTTGACAGCTTCAATGAACAGTCCTTTGGTGGCAACCACGCTGATTATATGGCAAAGGTCAAAAGTATTGAAGGTGTTGGGTCATGTAAGGTCAAGCGTGTTTGGAATGGTGATATTAGACCCGCTGATATGATCGTCAGTACAGTGGTCAAGAACTGGTATGAATCAATCATTTCAACAGTTCCGGCAGCAGTCAAACCGTGGCTTGATGCCGTATATAATGCAGCCAAGGGCAAGAAACTGACGGTTGGTGGTACTGTTCATGTAGTCATCACTGATTCTGATGATTATGGTGAAGCAAGTTCAACACTTGTTCAATATGTTCAGCAGACACTTGACCCGGAAGAAACTGCCGGGGAAGGTTACGGACTTGCACCAATCGGTCATGTGGTCAGTGTAGCAAGTGCATCACCTGTCAGTATTGAGGTCAAGACCACGGTAACCCTTGTTTCCAAGGTTACCCGCACAAATGAGGTTGCAATCAAAATTGATGCAGCATATTCCAATGTAGACCTGAAAGAAGGTTACTATATGCGTACACTTGGCTTATATGCCGTTGACCCTGACAAGGGTGAAATCCTGTATGCAGTCTGCATTGAAAAGTCAAATAACTGTTATATGCCACCATATAACGGTGTTACGGTATCGGCTGCATACTTACAGTTATATACCACAGTAGGCAACGCTGACAGCGTATCACTTGCAGTCAGTCCGGGTGCGTATGCAACGGTTGGTGACATTCAGGCACTTGAAAAAGAAATTGCTGATCTGAAAGCCTATGTTGGATATTCAGACGGTGACATTTATGGTGTTGAAGTGGACTTTGAAAACAAGAAGTTCACAAGACTTGCCGGGGCAGTAAACCGTTCAGCGGGTTCAGGGTTTGACGGAATCAATGCATTTGGTGGCAGAAAGCGTTGTAACCTTACCAATGACGGGCGTGTTGCTGCATATTATGGTGAAGCCGGATTTTCTACTACTGGAAAACTGACACAGGCGGTTGACCGTAACCCGGTAGGTACTGAATCACCTGATGAAAACCTGAAATTCAGTGCCGGGACAATCGTTCAGGTAATGGTTGAACAGCCAAAGTTTTATTACAAGGTTGTACCGCTTAAAACTGAAAAGAGAACAAAGGGGGCAATCACAAGAAAAATCAGATACTATGTATCAGATACACCAAAGGCGGGATTCAAACTTCATCCGGCGTTCATTGTAAATGGTCAGGAAAATGATGTTGCATATCTTGCAGCCTTTGAAGGTTCACTTTGGGATGCATCTGCATCAGCATACATTCTTGATGATTCACAGGTTGCTGACTTTGCTGCTGATATGTTATGCAGTATTGCCAATGCAAAACCGCTTTCAGGACTTACACAGAACGCAACCCGTGCCAATATCAGAAAACTTGCTGAAAAACGTGGTACTGGTTGGGAACAGGGTGTTGTTCAGACGGCATCCGCTTCACAGATGCTTATGCTGATTGAATATGCAACCTTCAACATGCAGTCTGTTATTGGTAACGGTGCAGTTTCAAAGACTGATGACGGTAAAACATCCATGACAGAAAATACAGGTGCAACAATCACCCTTGGTAATGCATCAGGTTCAGTTGTCAATGCTAACGGTATTCAGATTGTGTCATACCGTGGTGAAGAAAACTTTTGGGGCAACATTTGGTGGTGGATTGATGGAATCAATCACTATGCGAACGCAACCACAGGTGAGTGTGAAACCTATGTTGCAGATCATGGTTTTGCTGATGACATTAAGGCAGCACCTTATGAAGATACAGGAATGACCGCAAAGTATGGAAACGGTTATATTTCCGCTTTCTGCTATTCAGAAGATTTTGATTGGTTGTTCTTACCGGGTGAGTTCAACGGAAACACTGCACTTCCTGTTGGCGATCACTGTTGGAATCAGAACGGTACTGGTTGGCGTGTCGCTGAATTGGGTGCTAGTTGGTGTGGTGGCTTGGATGCCGGTGCTTTCTGTTGGTATCTGAGTAGTGCTTCTTCTAATCGTTATCGGGATATCGGCGGTCGGTTGGTGTATCGAAAAAAGGTGGCAGCATAACAGGCAACCAGTAATTCATACAATTTTAGGTAATCAGGATGCTAAGGATGACGATTTTCAAGCAGAAAGACAATAAAAAGACAAAAAACCAATGTCACTAAATTAGGTGCTAATTGGAATAATGGCTTGAATACCAGTGCTTTCTATTGGAATCTGAATAATGCTTCTTCTAATCGTAATCGGAATATCAGCAGTCAGTTAGTAAATGCACAAATATCACTTGAAACACCCCGTCAGAAATGGCGGGGTGTTCTTATAAATCAATGTACTGAAAACTGATTACCGTGCCACTTGGCAAAACATCAAAATACATGGGCTGTATTAGTAGACCGTCACCTGACGGGTTGAAAGTTCGGTTCAGTGCATACAGAAGGGAACAGACAAGCGTGAAACGGTATGGCAATCTTTATGAAAAAATCTGTTCAATGGATAACCTGTATCTTGCGTTTCAACACGCAAAGAAAGGCAAAGGATGGTACAAGGAAGTTCAGCAGATTGAGAAAAGACCATACTACTATTTGGCGGGTCTGCAATGGATGCTTCAAAACCATTTATACAAAACTTCGGAATATGCCACTTTTACGAAAAAAGACGGCAAGAAGGAACGGGAAATATACAAACTTCCATTCTTCCCTGACAGAATTGCACAATGGGCGGTTTTACAGGTGATTGAACCGCAGTTATTAGCGTATTTCACTGATGACACATATTCAGCAATACCAAACAAAGGTATTCATGCAGCATACAAGAAGTTACGGTTGGCGGTTGATACCGTGCCGGAAGAAATGACCTATTGCTTGAAAATAGACTGCAAGAAATTTTACCCTTCCATTGACCACGAAACACTA